TATGCCAGGATACTAGAGATATCATCTTCACCGGCGTCTATCGCCGCGATCACCATTCCAGGGTATGTTTCCAAGGCACTTATAGCGCCTTGTCTAGTCTTAGGCAAGCCAACCTCAGCTTGGCTAGGACCCTTAGCGTCTAGCGAATATCCATAATATCTAAGAACAGTGTCCGCCCAACTAAACCAAAGATAGACACCATGGCTAGTGTGGGCTACACCGTTTCGATCGTCAGTTGTGTTTCCCATCTCTGATATTTGCAATAGGTAGGGTAAACGATTGATAACGCGGTAGACTCCGTTCTCTTTGAAGATATAAATTTCTCCGTATTCTCCGTGCCTTTGTAATCCCCTAATTCTTACACCGAGATTACCAACACTAGTCGCATCTTCCCATGCTAACGCCGTGTGAGATGATCCGGTTAGGGCGGTCCCATCTTCCAGGGCGCTAGATATTTGATACTGAGATGGATACCCACCATAAGCACCCATGATATACGCGCCATCTGAGTCGGCGCCATCCACCAGGTAAGTAAATTGACCAACCTCACTAGTGTTCCAATCGGCGTCCCATGATCCACTATTATTATAAAATCTTAGACTTGTCATAGCGGCGCTATCGCCATGGGTGAAATATATAATCCCGCCCATGACAAGCACATCATATACAATCTTGCCCGACCATGGTGTAGACGTGTCTACTACACCCCACCGATCCGCGGCGACAACAACAACAAGGCTACTACTTGTCGGGTTCTGGTCCCATGCGTCGTGAACAAATGAAGTAGTTCCGCTTGACGTAGCGGCGTTATCCGTAATCAACCTCCAATTTTGCGGTTGGTTTGACCCAGGACCTTGCACAATCTTTATGATGCAACCTATAGCCTCATCCGCCGCCCAGGTTGCAAGCCCATCTACCACGGTTGTTGTTCCGGTTGTGCTGGTCACCATACCTTGATCACCGTTGATATATAGCTTGCTATCTCCACCGTCAAGATATTCTAGCGCCGCAAACAAGGCGGACTTATATTCAAATAGGTGGGCTTTATAGTCGTCACGAGGACCGGACGCACGATAGAATACAACATCACCACTGTCTACCCAGGCAATATTGCCATATCGCCCCTCTGATGGTACCCCCCAACTACTTGCACCGAGCATACCCCAATAATTAGACGAGTCTGGTAGTTCATCGGACTTCCAAACGATCCAATATGTTGTAGATGCGGACAACGTATAAGGGCTAGAGTCGGTCAAATGAATATCATAGATAACCTTTTCGTCGTATCCATACGTTATCACCGTTCCGATTGTATGCAAAAGAGTATTTGGGTCATCGTTGCCAGAGTCGTGACTCCATATCTGAACACTTAATGTTCCAGCATTACCCACATAATACGCCATAAAGTGAAGGTGGGTGAGATCGTATCCGCTTGCGCCTGTAGTAAATTTCATAGCGTGATAATCATACGGACCAACAGCGTCGCTATCAAGTAAAGCATGTGTATCATAAACCAAGAAACCACCAGTCGACGGTTTATAGTGATACCAAAACTTATTACCACTGACTATCCCGTCTGTATACATGGGAAAACCGCCGCGGATAAGCTCGCCTTCTTTTAGCGTATACATATATTGAGACTCGGCAAAACCACCAGGGTTCTTGTGGTGAGTATACGTACCTCGCCCAAGACTCCAGTTGTCTAACTCGGTTGTAAGATACAAGTCACCTTGATCGGAGTATTCTTTGTTGCCTTGATACATTCTGATTCCACTTGACGGTAGTGGCTCATACCGGAAACTCAAGGGATCGGGGGTACCATCTTCACGACACAAGATCAAACCCATATCGTCTATACCGACCTTGCTCATTTTTATATGATGGGTTGGAAGGGGACAACCAGGATAAACGTCAATAGTCATATTACACCTTAGACCACTTACTTACCTTGGCGCTCAAAGGTAGCTTGGGGATAAATTGTTGATATCTCTTTCGATATTGTTGTGCCATTACAATAGCTTGATTGTACTTGGCGGAATAGTGTTCATCTGCACCGCCTGTTTGTTCAACCTTCCAGGCTAGAATATTTGCCGCCGCTTCCCAAGCAAGCCAATCAATATCGATATAACCAGGGATTGAGTCTGCATCACTACTCACAGGGTTGGGGTGTTCCTCATAGGTTAGTCTAATTCTATAGTCACTGTAATCCGGTTGACTATATTCCTCGAACGATAGTTGATCGTTTATGATAGTCCAATTCTTGTGTTCAACATACTCATAAGGACTTGTCTTACTGGTAGCAACCTCGACTTTCCTGATTGTGTTTTGTATTGAAGTCGGAAGATCGTAGTCCATTTGATCAGCTACGGTAACATAGCTTGCATCTGAATACTCTTTCATAACACCAGGAAGATCGGATAGCGCCTCATTTACCCCCTGAATTAAGATCCACCGCGGAAACTTTGATAGCGTTACGCTATAACGGGTGGTCGTAGAGGGCGCCGCCGGTTGCGTTGCAAAAGTCCACTGGAAAGCGGATTGGGACCAATCCGTTATCACGGCGCTAGTATAAGAGATTGCGCCGGTTCGGAAAAAGATAGTCCCTTGATTGAATATATCATCGTTGTATTTAGTAGCGTGTGCAAAGCTTGTATCAATCAGGGTTGCCGTTGTTCCGCCGGTACTAACACCCTCTCTTTCAATAATACCCAATTTCTTTGAGAGTGCATACAGAACAGCATATAGCGTGTGATTAAGAGTCATCTTTCACCTTCTTGTTTAGCACATATAGTTGTGCCTTTGCCTTCTTCACCGATGGGTGAGTATGATAGACAACCCATCGTCCATCTTTCTTTACTTGTATTTGTTTCTTGTTGTTCGGGTTCAATCGATATGGCATTATATTTTAGTCCTTGTCATAAAGTTTAGGCGAAATCGACGGTTGTAAAACCCGTGACGTCGCCAGTCACCACCCCAAAGGATACCATCAATATATAAATACATTTGTGCATCTTGCACAACCAGGACCGTTTCGGTTGGGTTCACCAATGCTCCATCGAAAGTAAGTGCAAATGCCGCCTCATCTACCGCCAGGGTGTGAGCTTGGGTTAGGGCTATGCCATCTGTCACCAAGCCCATGGTCATATCGTCTACGGAAAGCGTCTTGTGTTCTGTTAGGTTGGGTTCGTCGGTGGTCAGGCTGAACAATGCCTCATCCGCCGCCAGGATGTGAGCTTGGGTGAGAGCAATAGGATCAGTGGTTAGCGCAAATGCGACTTCATTTGACGCCAGGGTGTGAGCCTGAGTAAGAGCAATTGGATCGGTAGATAGATCAAACGCTACGTCAGCTACGACAAGAGTAATACCACCAACGGTTATTGTGATCGGGTCCGTGGTTAGCCCGAACGCCACCTCACTCACCGATAAGGTGTGAGCTTGGGTTAGGGCAATAGGATCAGTGGAGAGAGTAAAGGTTGTTTCATTTACCGCCAGAGCATGAGCCTGAGTAAGAGCAATTGGATCGGTAGTAAGTGTAAATGCCACATCGTTTACCGATAGGGTTGCGCTAACATCAAGGACAGGTTCGTCGGTGGTAAGGGAAAACGCAACCTCATCCATAGCCAGGGTATGAGCTTGAGTAAGAGCGATAGGATCAGTGGTAAGGGCGAACGCCGCCTCATCCATAGCCAGGGTATGAGCTTGAGTAAGAGCGATAGGATCAGTGGTCAGACCAAACGCCATATCATTTACGGCGAGGGTAATATGCTCCACCAGATCGGGTTCGTCGGTAGTCAGACCAAACGCCATATCATCTACGGCGAGGGTAATATGTTCTACTAGATCGGGTTCGTCGGTGGTTAGGCTGAAACTTGCATCTTGGACCACCAGAGTATGAGCTTGTGTGAGCGTAGGACTATCAACGGCTAACGCCAGCGCCGCGTCAGCTACGACCAGATTAGTATCACCACCCGATATTTCCTCAGTATAGTAATACATGACAGTCGTACCAATCTGAAATATAAAATCTATAGTCTCAGATAGGTTTTGGTTGTATCTTGCCGGAGAAAAAACAGGCGAGTCGTAATTTGTTCCGCTTGCCCAAATATACCCACCATCAGTCCACCCACTACCGCTATTATAGATATATTTTATTGGGTCATAAGTTGTATATGTTAAATCAAATATTACATATCTTGTACCATCATATTCTAGCGCGGTCATGTTGTATTGGTTTGCCGCGCTAGCATCATACCCCGTATCACTTGAAGTTTCCATCACGTCATAAGGACTTGACGTATCAAGCATATATCTATAAACCACGTCGCTAGAGTTTATAACAACCGTAGGCGCGGCTTTACCTGTATATGTTGTTACACTACCCCATGTTCCGTTTCGCCTACGTGCATAGACGTTTGTTCCAGATGTATATAAAGTTTCAATATCCCCCGCGCTATCAACGGCTATATCAACCGCATCATAGTTTATATTATCGGTTGTGCTTACCCTCTCAGGCGTTCCCCATGAGGTTGTTTTAGTATTGTAATAGACCTGGACATAGCCAACACCTTTGTATTTCAACGCCTCTGTATAAAGTATGTGTAGATTATCGCTTGCATCCACACAAATCGCGACCTGGTTTGTTGCCCCGCCTGTTACATCTGTAATTACACCCGCCTCTTCCCATGCGCCCAACGTATTTGTACCAGTATCAAAGACAGCGTGAGCCACTATGCGGTTTTTATCGTTTGTTCCACAAACAGCGATAATATGTATGTCATCGTTGCTATCTATCGCCGCGTCACAAGCTATGTATGTTGGTGTTGAACCATCAACACCGAATATTGTTGAATAACTATCTTGATCTAATGTACTAGGCGTTGTATCTAAATTTCCTCTAACATATATTGACGGTCCTGAGTAAGGTATAACAGCATATTTATTACCAGACGAGTCGCGAACTATTGCACCCGTTCTACCTAATGAACAGTAAAGGTAAGAAGATGACATTACAGTTTTTGGGGTAGTAGGAACTGCCATCAGGTTTGCTCCACATATGTGTAACTACAAGCAGGGTGGTTCGCTTCCCACATTTGTACTTGCCAATCTTCCAACGTCATTGGAGGCATAACACCGCAAACGCTATCCCACCACTGACCAACGGTTATCCCCAGGGTTGGGATTACCGTAGCTGATTGATATGCCGCGCATGGATAAGTTTGCCCTCCATCGGGGCTAGTCATTAACAGAGGACATTGGCGCGCATAGTTGTTGGTCTTACCATAGGGCGGTAAGTCCTTGCATAGCCCGTGTAATGGTTCAGCAACCCAAATAAACTGGTATTGTGCCGTGCCTATTTGAAACGATCCACTAACAGGACCACCATTAGCGGGTGGTTTCAGTACGCTTGCAATACCTGGAAGGTCACTATCCGCCCATGTACGCAAAGCCCAAAGATAATCTTTAGCCCATGGACTATCTCTATTAGGCGCAGTTTCACAACCGCAACACTGACCACAAAGGTTACACGTACCCGTTCTTAGATAGGTTGTCATAGCAACCTACTAGGTGGGATCGGATATCTCGGCGTCCCACGTAGGTACAGTGACCGTATTACCAGATGTAATGTTCTGTAGCGTACAGGTTGTCACTAGCATTAGCTCACTATTGCCAGAGTAAGTTAATGCAATATGTTGGGCGTCGCCGGTATTGTCTACCGTGATACTCGCCTTCTCGGCTACGGCAACCTTGCGCCCGTTCGTGTCTCCATCCCCAACCGTGAAGTCACCACTAGCCATGGCTACATCGGCTAACATATTTGTGGTAATTGCCTCGGTGTACGTGGTAGGCTCGGTACTACACACATTCATTTCATCACAGTTCGTTTTGATATAGTTTAGTGCCGCGTCAAGCACGTTATTATGCACACTCTTACCCATCTTTCACCTCTCTATCAGGGATCACACGCTGTTGCGCGGCACGTTGTATGATCGTATTGGTTGATATTGACATCTTATGTACCTCTAGGGTTTGTTCTTCACCGGCAGTTCCGCGCCATTTCCGGTATTGGTGTTTCTTCACACGGGACCAGTCCATAAACTTCACCCGCATATCCCATAATTTACGCTTGAGTTTCTTTTTGAAATCACTCATCATGCACCCCACTGGTATTGGAGATCACAGGTCGCCGCTTCTTGTATGATTTTTAGCGTGACCAGTTTACCGATTGATAGGATCACCGGAGGGTCACCGGCATACAGTTGAAACCCCTTGCTTGACGTTGGTGTAGTGCCATCCAGGGTATATCGTGCTGACTGGCTAAGGGCTTGGAGCATCACCTTTGTCGCCAGGTCAGGGGGCGTAAGCGTAACCGCACTAGATATATCCGGACCATCCACATGGGCGCCAATCGGGTTGAATACTAGGGCATCTCGCCAATCCATAATAGACATAGCGGCTTACCCCGACAATTTTTCTAGCAAGGTCTGATCGGTCCTTGCCGTTTCTTGTGCGCGCTGGACAAGTTTGCGGGCGTCGTACAACCCATCCTTATCTAGTGATGTAACCGTATAACCAAAGTCGTGCTGTAGTTGGTGGACTTTGCGATCGGCGTTCTCATCATCTTCATACACGATAGCATAGCCACCCACAAAGCTAACCCCCGCAGTTTTGCCGGTGTAGCTATCCTTGGGCGACTGGATCACCCATCCTCCACCCTCATCGGGGTGGTCCTCACGGCGAAAAGGTAGATCCTTTTCAGGGAAACTCTTACGACCCTGAGGCGCTTCTTGCATTTCAATTTCTAATTTATCAACCTTTGCCGCTAGTTGTTCAATTAGTTCTTGTTGCGCCTTAAGTAGTTCGTCTTGCTTTGTTGGCATTTTTCACCTTCCACTTTCGATAGTTTTCGTCCATGGTGTCTAGCAACATTTCAGTTGGAGACATATACCATCTGAACGATTGAGGAACACGCCACATCTTTGATCCACATACATCGCAGATTATAACAGGATCGTCACGGATGCTATGCTCAACCTCGATCCTATGATTATTCTCACACCCATACACATAGATAGGCACTATTCACCACCTTTTAGTTTTCCCATGATATCTACTACCTGATCGGTCACGCCAAACACATACTCAGGACCAATGCTAATCCGAGTGAAATCGCCCATAGGATCAAAGAATACATGGTCTTTACTTTGGTTTAGGGACAGTGCCATGCTAGTTTCTTCCGATGATAGGATCGGGTTTTGCAACTCTATTCCGTCCATACGTGCTGTATACAGACCAAGCACAACCGGCACATGAAGCATATTCTTCTCTTTGGCAATCCGCAACCAAAACTCATAGTCACCGGCACTCTCAAATTCTTCTCGGAAATATCCATAGCGTTGGTGTAGGCGCTTGCGCCACATCGGTTGTGGTCCAACGAAACACCCACGGGTCAAAACAGTATGATCGTACTCATGCCATGAGAATAGACCTGGTGCGTTTTCTTGCCTACCCTGGACAAGATCAAACTCACCGGCTATAAACTCATCTACAAATTCCTCGAATGACTGATTTTTCCACGTTATATACTGGTTGGGATACACAAGATCGATATCCGGTCGAACGTCCAGCAAATCAGATAGCATAGCGAACGCTTGTGGGTGGTGCCTGTCATCGGTATTAGCGTTTGTTATGTATTTCCCATGCGCCTCTTTTATCCCAAGATTCCAAGCCTTATAGACCGTGGGGATATCCTCGGTCGAGATGATAGAGTAATACGGATAGTCGTTTCGTTTCAGCTTGGCTAGTGCTGTTACATACTCATAGCTATCTTGTTGTGCCACCACAATTATTTCAGGTAATAGAGACTGGTTCATCAAGTCATCTATGCAACCCTCGATATAGTCCCGTGCTTTGTATGCACTAACAATAGCACTTACCTTTGGCGCTTCCCTTTGCTCACCATATAAAACCCTATGATCCGCAAGCGGAAATACATCAAGCTTGGTTCGGGTAGAGGCGTTCATAATACTTGATAAACACTTACCGAAATACGCTTTGGCGATCGTGTAAGCAAACTCACTCATCGTTAGATCGGGAGCGTGCCACCTGGTTCCTGGTCCAAAGTAATCCGCATCGAAATGGTTAGCATCCGCCTCGGTAGAGACTAACTCAAGATTAGGTCGAGAGTTTGTATCACCATAGTCGTGATCCACTCCGACAAGATATACCTTGGAGAAACCCATATAATGCGCTAGTTGTAGGGCAATATATGTGACCGTGTGTCCTTCCCACATCGAACCCTCAGGCGTGTAGAAACCAGGCGACGGGTAGGTTGTATCTAGGATTATCGCGCTACTATCCCCGATATCATAGCGGTTGGATAAAAATTTCACGGGTGCATCAAACTCTTTTATCTCATCCCCAAATTGCTTGAGAACAAGATCGTTGACACAAACATAGAAATCAGGAACGTAACCAGATAGATATATCCTGTTTGTTCCGAACGTTGGATACTGAATAGCCTCTAATTGGATGTCCTTTAGGCTTGGTCCGTTCCCAATTATCACGCATGTTTGTCCTACATAAGCGTCTTTATAATCCCTTACTGTTGTCATTCTAATCCTTTCAGTGTTTTTATTAGCGTGTCAACGTCTATGGAGATATCCTCATCCACAGTTTTTGTACCCAACACGCAACCATATTTAATCCCCATTGCCTCACCGATCAACCAGCAACACGGGTTGGTGTACTCAGGTGTAACTAACTCTAGCACGATAGGGTTATTCCCGAACACCATGTTAACAAGTCCAGCCCCATGAGGACCGGCAATCACGTTGGCATTTGAGAACATATCCAATTGTCTACGCCATGGGAAACTCTCGGCACAAACCTTATAGAACCCCATCTTGGTGAGTGCCTCCATCACTTTTGTTTCGTTGCTAACTCTCCGAGATCGAGCCAATTCCCTTGACACGTAAATCTTTTCTTTGGGATCACCATATACACCAACGAGATCACGAAGATACTCGATAGCGCCAGGGTGAGGAAAACCATTTTGACGATGTGAACTAGGGATCACCAACCTTTCCACCCGAATATTAGCGGGACCATCGACCGTGATATAGTGTACGTCGAGGTAATCAAAGATATCCAGCACAAACCTCGGAGGGTTAGCGGGTATAAGTATAACTGGAAATTCACCTGTCTCGGTTTGATAGTGGGTTATTGCCTCTAGTTTTGGAAGTATATCTATTATGAAATGAAAATAGTTATAGGTCCATACCGTACCCAAAGAAACGGCGATATCCATGTGCTTTGTCTCGCCATCTAGTGAAGCCATAGCCCCCTGAAAATACGGTAGGTTTCTTTCAAAGAGATCAATACGACCAAAGTATGTTGTGTCTAAGATCACATCACGACTATACTTGTTCGCAAGCCCAACCAAGCCAGGACCCGCCAAGGTAACATCTTCTACCGTAGCAACCCACTGGCGAGGGCTAGTGTGTCTACCTAACTTCTCATCCCACTCAGGGATCGAGACAGAGCTTAGGTAAGGTCTTACGTAATACTCTCGAACATCGCCGTAAAAATGTACGTCCTTTGCAATTTTGAGTAGTGTATGTGTATTTATCATCCTATTATCAAGTTGGGTGGTATGTCATCCTCGAGATTATCAAGCCCTACGTATTTCAAAACCAACAACAATTCTCTTATCCCAAAGTCATACCGTTCCCCCGCGGTGTGTCCTGTTTGTACGCTGAGATCGGCGTACATCGGATAACCGGCGTCAGCAACCTTCTTGCAAAAGTGAAAGTCCTCACCGGCGCCAGTTGTGTTGAGGGTTTTGAACCATGGTGGATCAACGTTTTCTATCACATCACGCCTGATAAGTGTGAAGTGCATCCCTGATCCATCTATCTTATACAAATCTTGTTTTGTTTGCGGGAATAATATATCGTTGCGATCAACACCGTCCTTTTCTTGCACGTTCCAAACATAGTGTGCAACCTTCTTGGCATACTTAGACCACGAATAATGTATCTTTCCATCCGTAGCGTGACCGATATATTGCCCTATCGTCGGGCGTGGTGGCACATCTGTTGTATACATACCGGCACAAATATACGGAAGATCGTGGTCTACCATGCGCTTGACAGCGCCAGGCGGGAACAAACAATCATTATCTATAAACAATAAAAACTCCGCCTCGGGAGTTTTCAGCATAGACTCACATATTATATTTCTCGCCTCATCGATAGGTAAACCAAATGGGTCATCCGGTAGTAGCAATATCTGAGCCTCGCCAGATGCGGCGAGGAATATCAGAGAACGCAAAAACCTATGCGATGGGGGTCGAGAGTAGGGTAGCCCCAATAGCACATTTCTCATAATAGGTTGTTAAGGTAGGGGGGGGGTCACCCCCCCTTATTATTTAGTTGTAGATCAATCCCAACGAACGGCACGCGTCCAAACACCATGCGCGCGAGGTACGATACCGGCTTTTACAGCACCCCACGATGTGTCAGTAGTACCACCGGTCACGGTGAATACCATCTTGACGTAGGGGTAGCCGCTTGGCACAGCAAACGGTAGCATAATCTCTTTCCCGCCAGACGCCCAGGACAGGGCGCCGCCAGGATAAGAAGCAATCACGCGGTAGGTCGAGTCGTCGGCGCTTGCATGGATAGCAACCGCCACTTGAGCCGCAGTACCAGGGGTCGAAGGAAACACGACGCGAGCCGCAGAACCATTAACATGAGTACCACGAATTTTCAGACCAGCACTTGGAACGGTTGACGTTGCAGTGAGATTGCCAGAACTAAGAAACATGACAGCGTTATCAAATACGCCGCCACCAGAACCATCTAGTACAGTAGCCATAGTCTCACCTTCCTTATGTCCAGCTTGCGGGCGCTTCTAGATTCCAAAGACGAGTAGGTCCATAGGAACCGAAACCGGCTAGTCCAGCCCACCATTCAACGGTTGTCACATCGGAAGTAGCCTGGTCCTTCTCGCCAGGAAATGTTTCCATTTCCGAGAGTTGGATACCAACAATTCCGTTTTCATCGTTGAAAGGAATGAAATAAACGCTGGTTGTATCACTTGAGTTTGCCGCGGCATCTGCCTCGGTGTTAGTGATAATCTCAGTAGACTGATCGGCTAACAAACCGGCATCAACAATCGTTGCGCCCTTATAGGTCGGAAACTCGCGATCGAACTGATCCTTGGTTACGTCGAGTTGCGAGGAATAGCCAGCAATACCGAGATACCGCAGGACCTTTCCAAGACCCCACTTAACACCCTCATTACAAAGGATCAGCGAAACGTTTCCGCCATCCGCTTTGTAATAAGCCTCTTCCCACTTATCCAAGAACGCACGGGCGTTCGCGGTGGATGCAGTAGGATCATGGGCGTCAGCACTTGCCGCACCAAGCTGAACCGTTTGACGAGAAGGCATATTAGAAATTCGTTTCTTAATGCCCTCAAAACCATCGGGATCGGACGCGTGGTCGCCATTGACAAAGTAATCGTTGAACTTGATTGCCATGGCTTCACTCATCATTTCAATTTGCAGTTGTTCGGGATCCTTGATAAGCGAACCACCGATCTTTTTGAATACACGATCGACGCGAATCTTTCCGCCAAAACCGTATACGCTCTCATACACCTGGTCGATATCGCCTTCACTGGTCGAGTAATCCCCGTTGATACGCCGAAACGCTACAGACGGTAAATTTGTCCAGCGAATTGCAACCGACCGGAGAGAGTTAACATTTTCAAATGGCACATAGTTAAGCATAGGCGCCTTGCGTAGCATGTTTTGATAAATCATTTTTTTCAAAACATCTGACTCTAGCTTAGATACATGCGCTAGTGTAACCGCCATAATAAACCTCCGTATTATTATCCCTTGGATTGTTTATATATTTTGAATAACTCCGAGGGATCGGTAATGTCCTGTATAGAATTTCCAGGGGGCGATCCGCCAGTGCCAACACTAGGCGAACGCTCCGCAGGGGGGACAGGTTTATCGGAAGTTTCTTGAGGGACGGATAAACCTAATCGATTAGCCTTAGCGCGGTGAGCCTGATCTACCGCATCTAACATAGCTTGCTTGGTTGGGAAACCCCGATTGATATTCTTATATTCAGGGTCCCCAGGTTCAACAAAGAAATTGTACTTGAGGCTTATCTTTTGTGCCTCAAGTGCGCCTTGTTGAAGTTCTTGGGGCGTGGGTTGGTTGCGCTCCACGTTATCTCGACCAGTATCCTGGTCGGAAACGCCTTGCGAGGAAGTAGCCAAGACCTCAGCCCTGATCTTTTCGCGTGCCGCTTTGACGTCATCATCGGTAATATCGACACCAGATTGGCGAGCCTCTTCTACTTTCCTCATCAACACAGACTCACGTTCTTCTAGCAAGTCTCGCAAACGATTAACGGTTCGGTCCCTACTGCTCTGAAGCATACTCTCGATCCGAGATAACGCCTGGTCGAAGTATTCTTGAGTAACATAGCCTGGAGTTTGCCCTTGTGGTTCGCTAGGTTGTGTCTGTTGTGCTTGTCGTGCTTGCTGTAGCTGTTGCACTCTATCTTGTTGCTGTCTAGCGTTACCGCTTGCAGGGGTACCGTCTTGCAAGTTTTCAGGGTTGTTCTCCGTCGGTTGGTTACGATCTGGCATTAGACCTCCATTTGTCAAAAGATTATAGCATATTATTTATATAAACCAAACTTATACCTAAGTAGTGCAAGATATCTATCAAAGGTTCCACCTGGTCTACCGGTCAATTCCCATTCACGGCGCAGGCTTGTCTCTAGTCCAGGCGACAGGGGAAGCGACCCGAACAGATAACCAGTTGCACTAAACACAAGTGCATCATCCCAATTATCTACGTTGATTTTCTCAGCCTCATACGATAGGGATAGTGTCTCGGCATTGTCAATTAGGAATCTTCCCTCTCCATCGCCGCCATAAATAAAGTCCTCTAGCCATGGTTCTTCTTGGAACACTGTATCTTGCCAGTCCCAATAGTCGTATAGGACAGGATTAGCGTCCCTAAATGCACGCCGCTCCGTCTTGTTCTCTTTTGGAATTGCTCTATACATAGCGGATAACTGGTTGATACCAGGGAATTGAGTGATTGCCGCCGCTCTATACTGGTAAACAATTTCCTGTTGTTCGGGCGTTAGACCCTGGACAGAATTATCTTTGCTCACCATATAGGGGATCAGGTCCATGTTTTGTGCTATGAACATATCACGTAAGTCCCAATACTGTTGGAGTTGCGGGGCATACATTCTCATTTGCTTACGTGCTTCACCCTCGGGTAGTGCATAGTACATACTAATAATATTATCTATGCCAGGTATAGCCGCGTCTCTCATTTGCTGGAAGTAATCCAAACGTTGTACCACGTCCTCAGATGGTAAATCTACCTTGAGTTGTGGTGGGTTGTCGATCACTTCATTAGCCGGTATTTCCAGGTTCAGCGCCCTTGCCCACATCGCCATCGTACTTGTGTCAATTGAGTCGTAGGATCGACTTTCGCTTGAGAGGAAGGCGGACTTGAATAGATTACCGAACGCATCACTATAAGAGTTTTGCTCCGCCTTAGACAGGTCATACCACTTATCCCATATCTGAGATCGTAAGAAAAACTTTAGTCTAGCCTCGGGGTCTTCCCAATCCCATAGCGCCAGGCGTGCGCCATACTCCGGATGCTCATCCCAAAACTCAGTAAGGCGTCCCTGGTCGGCGTATTGTTCAAATACTTTCTTGAGATTTCTTTGCTTGGCTTCACCCTCAGGGAAGATATCCACCCACATAAATCCCAAGAAAGTTTTAGCGGATTGTATCTTTCCAACGCGATCCACCGCAGTTTCATAGATCGGTCCAGCACGTTCGATCATAGCGGTTACGGCATCCTCGAACGTTATCTCACCGTTCCCCGCCATGTTAGATAATTCACGATCGATCTGGTAAGGCGACCATCGACCGTTCTCAGGCAACCCAAAGTATTTCCTAAATCCAGACTCAAGATTAATACCACCTGGCGTTGCAAGTGACGTGACAGCCTGGAAGGTTCTTGTTATAGGCAACAACCCTATATCGGCGGGATTGCCTTGGATAGCTTCATAAGCCCATGAGATAGGTAACATTGGTCCTGATATTGCCTTCATAAAGGCAAACGGGTTATCCATTTCCGCCTCGGTACGCATCTTTGCCGTGGTAACTATCTTGTCCCAAAGCGGTCCCTCCATGGTGTCTAGTGCCTGGATACCTTGTTGCTCCGTGATTTCTCCGCTAGAGATCATGGACGCCACAACATAGCGTACCTCATCTTTGAACTCACGTTGTTCGTTGACCCACAAAGAAACGGGGTTCGTGTCTAGTACGTTTTGGAACGGAAATACTTGGTGGTAATAATCAAAGTATATAGCGTCGCCGGTCCAGTCAGGTAGTGCCGGTATTGGCATTCGTATCTTTCCCTTTAGCCTGGTCGGAAATCCTTCTTGATACATCTCATCGGCTAACCGCTTCATCCGGTACGCCCTTGCAAACCACTGAGGCTTATCAAATATTCTTTGTGTCCACCAGTTGAAGAAGGTCCTGGTATACCAGAATGAATAGGGCAAGACAGCGCCCATAACCTCATCAAGACCCGTTCTATTGGCATAGTTTAGCAAACTCCAATCACGCATTTTCTCAGCCCACTTGAACGCCGCTTGCTTAGTGTCAGATAGCTGACCATACACCTTGGTTAGATAGGTGTCCAGTTGTTTGCGCCCGTCTGCATCCACGTCTAAGGACAAACCACGGGTCTTGCCCTTCTCGGACATTAGAAGTGCCTCGGCGTCCAGTAAGGTGGGCTTGATCTTTTCTTGCCACATTTCTTCCATCCCTGGCACCCAAGGACCGGTTGGGTCCTGACTGTCAGAAAACCCAGGCGGCATCCTTACCGCATCATTGACCGGCTCAAAGTCGCCCTTCATTGGCTCAGGTTCCGCCGTGCCGGTAAACTTGCGCCACTCATCAAATATACGGTTGACCTGTTGGTCACGAAATATGTTGCTATTGATATCAATCAAGGTAGGATCATTAGGGTCCCATGTGCCAGGATTGAAAATTGACTTGACTTGGTTGGGTTCAAACGCTACCCAGGATACCCCACCCTCCACATTATTCGTGTACTTAACTCCGTCATAGCCTTCATTTTGCAGGCGTTCTCTCGCCGCCTCACCCGCATCACGGATAATTTCCTCTACAAAGCTATAGCCATCCTCATAGTTGTTCTCATCCCATCTCCTTGCCATATCCAACATATCCAGGTTGACCGCTCGCCTATGCTCGGCGTCTTGCATATAGTAGGCTATAAAGGCGTCATAGGCGTCGTCGTTAAATGGATCCTTGTTATTTTCAAATCCAGGTGGTAAGCGGTATCCTACTTCCTCGAAATATATACCAAATGGTTCGTTGTTCGAGAGATCAACGTCCCAAATAAAATCTTGCATTTCCCACTCAGTGTTGAATATCCGTGGGTTCTGAACGTTTATGTACACAGGATATACGCGCCCATACCCTTCGTCGGCGCTAAAGCGTGTGTTCAGCCAGCTTGCCCTTGCATCTGCCTTGCCGCCCGCAAACTGGCTTGCTACCTCTGGTTCTTGTGCCAGATGTATACCGAGATATGACCCAGGATCGAGGGACGATTGGATCAGTAAATTTCCTTCTTCATCCCTGATTTCACCGAAACTCATTTCCAAAAAATCAATCGGCGACTTTGATCCGTGGTACAGCATTAGCGGTTTGCCATCCGCATCTACCGCGGCGCCATCCATAAACCACCGTTGAAAATACACATTATTTTCGGTGTCAGTTCTCGACCAATATTCCAGGGCGCTGGCTATTTGTTCGGGGGTTGCTTCCGATATCGACGTTAGTCCAAGGCGCTTGTATCCGTCATAGTACGATTGTTTGCTATCGTAAATCTCGGATACCATATCTAGATCACGCCACTTCACGACCTCGGTTACTGTTTCCTCGACCTCTACGGGGTACTCATCGCGTAGCTTTTCTATATCAATTTCATTTAGCTTTGCGAGTTTTTCCTCCATGTTGTGTTTTTTCGCTATTCCAGGGTCATCTCGGATTGCTTCCTCAAATAAATCCCTAAGATATCCTATGTAATCGTCACCGCCAAAGGGGGTTACTGGTTCCTCGCCGTAAATTATCTTGGCTATTTCAGTGTTGACATATTTGTTTTGTTGATCGAGGGCGGTTCGTGACCTCTCGGATATCGTTGTTTCCTTTACTCGGTAAGGTACTTTGTTGGCGTTCGCTCCACGTTCCCACATACCTTCCATTGGCGCTAGTCTATAGTCGGTTACTTCGCCGTAGAAACGTACCCGAGGGTTAACGCTATGACTTGCAGATTGAACAGCATTGCGTATTGTCTCGAATGAGTGATCCTCTATCGGACCCTCGGCATATTTGTTGACAACATTCAATAACCAATTACCTTCCAGTAGGGCAGTGCTAGGGGTTTGAGTAGGAAACCCAAACAAATTAGACAATTCCCGCACTGTATCTTTTAGCACTTTCGATTCTTGCTTAAGTGCCTCGGCGGTCATTCCCTCAGGCGAGAATGTTTCTAGCGCCTTACCCCACCTATCCATAAGTTCATTGAAGTTGCGCTCGGACCCAAACGTTTCTATAATCGCATTTGTGTCACCTTTGAATCCTTCACCCGTCATCAACCGATTGAATTGCTCAACGGCTAAATCCCATTCTTTGAAGTAAATCAAGAATTTATAATCCGCATCGATCGGGTAATCGGGGTTATCAAAAGGTCCATGCTTACCAAGTATCCGGTCTATAATCTCGCCCTTGACAAGCGTTTGCTTATAATGTGCAGGGTTATATACTGGATCTTCATCCCCAAGTGCAATCTTTTTCAGGATTTTTGCCAGCGTCCCACGATCGATATTGTTCTTCTCCATCGTCTTAACCCAATCAAAACGCAAGTCTTGGGTTATAAACGGCGCCATCTTTTCTTGAAATTCCGCAAAAGTTAATCCCGTCCCCTCGAGTAAATACTTGGAATAATCTTCCGCGTTCATAAAGTCAAGAGGCTTTAACTCTTTTCCGGAGGTCATCAATACCTCAGACAACATTCCTTGTGCCATATCTTGAATGGTACTGGCTATGTTCTCCGGTAAGTATTTTGTTGGCATATACATGCCGCGGTTATCAGGGTAGGCAAACCACTTGGGCGTTTCCGCCATGGGCAAATTGTCTAGCCGGTCCCACGGGTGAGGACTATCTTGCCCAGGACGTTCGTCAAGAAGTTTAGTCTTTATATACTTTTCTAAATCCTGATGTATCTTTGGTTTGGCTTGATCTGGAAATGATCCAGACCAGTATTCATCCAATATCTCATGTGTCAGAAACGTGGGGATATCACCTATGTTCCGTATCTTTGGATCACGTTCGCGTGCAATCTTTAGTAGGGTGTTCGGGTCCATCCGAAATTGTTCAGCAACGTGCCGGTTGTAGTTTGCAGTAACCGCCCTATCGAGACTTTGTTCGACCGTCATCCCCTTGGGTGGATACCACCACCCATCGTCAAAGGTTTTTACCTTATCAAGGTTGACAGAGTATTTAACTTCCCCGCCATGTGTCCGTGTGTAATCCATAAGCGGGGCGAGTTTTTCATTACCGGCGACCGCCATTTGTGCGATCATGGGATTGATAACCTCATCCACAAACGGTTGCCAGGCGGGCGCATCTTGACCCGCCTCAAATGCCTTAAGCCTCTCATTGTGAAACTTAGACATCTCTTTGGTCATATCTGACCGCATCTTTTGTACCGTGCCGTACCATTCTTTGACGTAAGGTCGGACCTCATCCCCATATTGGAGGGCGAACATATCCTCGATATAACCGCCGATCCTTGCAGAGTATTTCATTTCAGCCGGTACAGCAACGTTGTCATACTGGTTGGAAATCCTTTTCTGCATATCAGCGAAATACTTGGTTGCCTCTTCCTTTGTCTTGAACGCTCCATCGTTTGTGAGTTTGAACAGCTTTGCGTACTCAGCACGTTTGAAACCGTAGAAGTCTCGATAGATACCAGCATAAGCCTCAAGATCGGCACGCATGATCCGTGACCTATCATCACCCAAGCTAACACTATCGGCAAACGCTAGCAAGTGTGTCTCAAATCTTTCGAACCATCGGGTGTGCCGCCCGTCCTGGCTAATGAAATTCCTATACCAAAGCTCAGATCGTAGACCATAGGGCGCCTTTGCCGCCTTCTCATTCTCTACAAAATCCCAATGCCGGTTGAATAGCCACTCAATATAAATACGTCCAAGGTGTCTGGTTATTGCCGTAGCGCCCTCCATCTGCATTTCACCAACAATCTTGTTGTACTCATCCTTGATAGTTGCCTCATGCAGTTGGTCTAGGTGTTGTTCTGTTTCTTTGATAAATCGATCGAACGCATTAGCCACGTCAAGATCGTTTTTGGCGCCATCCAACAATTGTTTCAGGTCATCTATAACACCCATCTTTGATAGTTCTTGGCGCAATGTTTGACCAGTCATCCCCGCCTTTGCCGCTACTTCATCTAGCACCGCTCCGATCGGGCGATATACGGACGCCTTGAACAACGCATCCTCGATTTCCTTGCGGTTCCTACCGCTAACAATAGCATCTCTTACCAGACCGGCGCCATCACCAAGCGCCCGCTCAAGAGACAAATCCATCGTGTCATATCCCTGACCAGGTTTCCATAAACTTTCAAACGCAGACAAAAACTCGCCGGTCATTATCCTGGCGCTTGACCAAGACTCTATCTTGGCGCTTGCGTTTGTGATAACACCAAATTTATTGTTGACCCAATTAACCTTATCTTGTAGTGAGTTCAGCAATCCGCCCTTACCACGGGACGCCTCGATGATTGCTCCGGTTCCTTGGGCGAACACAATTTCAGGACGGACAAGCCCCTCAGCGCCTACACCTTCCATTACCCGATCGGGGACAAACCCGAATACATCTTCCCAAAATCTCCGCATTTCACGGATGCTAAGTGGACCTCTAGCCACATTCAGCCCACCATCATAAGCCATGGTCACAATATTATTTACAAAGTTATTTACCAGGTACGTCGGGTTCCAGCCCATGAGTAAGATAGCTTGGGCGCTCTTTGCGATCCTTGAAACACGCAACCAGGTTGGATCCTTTTGGATATCGTAATACTTTGCCGCCCAATCCTCTATATGATCGTGGAGGGCATTGACAACCGCCGCCTTATATTCATTCAGGTTGACGGGGTTCTTGTCCTTTACGAATACTTTGAATACTTCATCGAGTGTTGTCGCGTTGAGTGTCCCATTATCAAACGCTTGAAGGATTGCCTTTGCCTCGGGTGTATCTACTTGCCTAATCTTCTCCATATACTGATTAAGCAATATCGCAGTATCCTTCTTGTTGATTTCTCTCAGGACATCATCAACACGCATACCAAGCGCCTCGGACATATTTTGTATAATGGCACGCTTGACACTTAGACCCTCAAATGTTTCACCGAGGTTGTCTAACACTTCCCAATCGAAATCCTTTAGTGATGCGCTGACAGTTGCGCCAATGTGAGATAAGATCGTATTCATCGATAGCTCACGCGCTACAACCTCAGGGGTATTAGCTACCGCCCTGACAATGCTATCGACCTCCGCCCGTGAAGTTGCATGGTTGATAATCTCGCCAATGTTCCCCGTTGTCCACCGTAGCGTTTCAACCGCTTGGGCTACGGGAGTTAGGTTTGCGAGATATCCAAATCCTTTTTTCCATCCCTTTAGCGCACCTACCCCACCAAGCGCCACCATACCGATCGGACCAAATATACTACCCACCGCGGCGCCAATCCCCATAGGACCGATCGGCGTAATAGCGCCACCAAGTTTATTCCAAAAACTTGTTGGCGAATAGCGGAAAGTACCGAACGGGGTAATTGACTCATAAACCTGTCTTTCCACGTTGAAGCCCGCGGGGCGTCCCTCATCCGTGGCACCGGCTAGAAATCTCTGGAAGGATGACATCTTGGCTAGGTCATCCATCGGGGCTAAGGACATTTGCCCTCGGTATTTCTTTAGCGCCTCCATCGGTCCCTTGCTCTCGGATATTGCATTTAGCAAGGTTGTATTGTTTGCCATCTTTGCGGGAATAGCTAACAGATCATTAGCCATTGGAGCAACAACATTCAGGGGATCGAGGAATATAAATCCCATGAGATCAGTGACCGTACCAGGCGCACCGAATTGTGCCGAGTATTTTTGCAACAACACCTCGGGCGGGTACGTCCCATCTAAGATATCGTTTGTTAGTTTCTGTAGTGCATAAACATCATAGTCCTCGAAACCAAGCGCCCATTCTTCCGGATTTCCAAATTGCCACGTGTCTATAGTATGACCAGGTGTAATATCCTCAAGTGCGCCCCTGAGATTTCCGAGATATGTTTCGTCGCCCTCGGGCTTGTTGAACAAACCCTCGGTGAGGGCGTGGAAGGTTGGAGGTCCCATGCTCTCATAAAACAAAGTCGATGCTGTCCACATTGCCGCTCGGTTCTTCTCAGACCATTTATCCTCGAGGATATCAAACATGGGGTGAGTCCCATTGAAAATCATTTTGAGATTTTCCATGGGGTTTTCGCTTAGGCGCTGGCGCTCATACTCTTTTTCCTCTTCCGTCATGGTAGTCATTAGCGCCATGGTACCCAAGCTACGCTCAACAAATTGGGCGGGAATATCTAGGACTTGTCCAACCTTTTGCAAAAACGGGAAGTGTTTGAATAGCGATCCGATTACCAACCCGCCAGCCATGCCCATCAGTCCACCGATCAAACCTATCGATGCACCTGTCACGGCAGGGTCGCTAAACGCGGTCATTAGTAACCTTTGCTCTAGGGGTAGCGAGGCATACTGTTGGGGATCAAGACTTACCGCTTCACCTTCCGGACCGGCGATCTTTGTCCCCCCCCATGCGTATAGGTTGTTATATAGTGCTTGTTGCCAACCAGGTAGGGCGGCAAATTCCTCATCGGTTAGCCCTGACCATTGCAGTGTTGAGGCGTCTGGTTCAGCGCCATATCCCTCGGCAAATTGATTGTAAAGATCGTCATACTCTACACTAAGAAACTGGTCGGGGGGTAGCGGCATCTGAGACAAGAAAAAGCTAGAGGCGTCGTCGGTGGGTCCATTTGTCCACGTCCACCATTCCCCCTCATTGATATCCGAATAGTAGTCATACGCGGCGCCAAGCATATCCTGAAACTCAGGCGTAACCCATTCAGGAAGTTCTTCCCCAGGACCAGGGATAAGGTTGACTTGTGTATGAAACAAGCCAACCCTTCTAGGATCAAACCAGAAATTATTACCTGGTCCAAGCATACCTTCATTTAGGCTTGCTTGCTGTTGTCTTTGTGCCTTTGGAATCCATTGACGTCGATCCGCTTCTTGTCGAAACGCATCGATACTATAAGGATCTATCCCCTGACTTGAGTAATGATCCGCCCACCGGTCAAGATCGTGGGTTGCTTCACCTGGTCGGGGTGGTCTAAAGTTCGGTGTGGTGGGCATTAGATTCTAAAGTTTGCTATACTTCCATACCAATCCGCAGAGCTTTTGAATAATTGTGGTTCTTCTGGTTGCTCAGGTGTAGTTTGTCTTAGCCACTGTTGCGCCGCGGGGCTGTTCTTGCCGCCCATCACCCGTACACCACCAACTTGTGATCCGTCAATAGGCTCTCCGTTTTGACCGAACGCTGGTCTAGGTTGCCATCGGCGCGAGTGCTTCCACGGGTTCATAAAAGTGTTCTGGTTGCGGGGTTGATAGCGATATCTTCCTGTCGCACTATCCCACACCGTGTCATAGTTTTCATAAAACCACTGACCACCAGGGGCATAAAACTCAGGCGCATAGGTGGACGACCACGGTCCTTCATTCTCCGTATAGCTACTATAGTCCGATGGAGCGGGGTTTGCCGCCCATCCTGGCGCAAGTTGCCACGGATCGGAACGATCGGTGTTGTAGTCCCATTGCCATGCGTACGTACCTTGCCATGGATTCCAGCCTTGTTCTCTCGCCTCGGGCGTGGGTTCGGTATACGGAAACCAATAATCCCACGTACTTTCCTCGGTGGTGGAGGGCATCCTATAGTCGGGGATCGGGTTTGCACTCAAGCTCACGTCGGGGATTGTGTTATCGCTGGTTGGCGCGGTTGCAACGTTATCGGTTGGCTCTTTGACGTTTGTGTCCCCCGATGGTTGTTTCTTTGGCGCCGCCGGTCCAGGCATTTGAGAGTTTACCCACCACCGATCCATCATATAGGTTGACCAAGGCATCCACCTATCGCGGCTAGGGACAACCGGCTTATCCCCTTTCGGGCGTCTATCACGAAAATACAACGGATTCACTGGCATCTTTATTACCTCCAATTACTTCACTGATATCTTTCCCCAACACTTCTTTGAACACTTGTCTTTGTTGTGGAGAAAGTTGATCCAACACTGATCCAGGCGCGGCTTGCGCGGCGCCAGCTAACATGGTTTGAAACATTGGCGAGAAAAACTCAGCGAACGCTTCATCCCTAATTTCCTCAAACTCCGCCTTTGCTTCCAGGTAGGCGTCGTATACTTCATCTAGGTTCTCTGTCATCCCTCACCCCCCCACTGAGTTCCCTTGACCGGCGACTGAGGCACAATCCTTTGCGGCTCATTCTGGTTCGGGATCGGGGGCGCTACCGGCGCCGGTGGTGTACCACCATACTTATCCGCCAGTGCTAACGCCCTTGCTTCTTCCGGTGACATTCCGCTTGTTGGTCCTGGTGGTGGGCGTTGTCCCTCGGGCATATTAGGTGGAGGTCCCATTTGTGTACCGGCTAGGCGTTGCTGGTTCTTCACTTGCATTTGCATCAAGATATCTTGGATCATAATCTTTCCAAGCTGTTTCTTGATTTCCTCTTTCAGCGCCCTACGACGTTCTTCTTTCGGGTTCTCGATCGATAGGATATTCTCCATCCGCCATTCTTCCGACAAGGATCCTTCCAGTTGCTTGAAGATATTGGCGTTAGATAGCTGATCCTGAGGTAGATCGATTTCCAAGCGTGCCTTGATAACGGGGTAAGCTGGAATTTTCTTTGCCTCTATTTCCACAAACTCTCCATTATCCAGGCGTGCCTTGTACGACTCTCCGTCGTGCCGCATCCACTTGAATACCTTCTCCATAGCCTCACCCATCGCCTTTGCTGTTTGGCGCTGGATTGTTACAAGTGGCAACCGACCGGCTTGGTGTAGCAGGGCGACCTTAGAGTACGCCTCGCCCTTTCCTAATGGTTCTCCAAGTGCCTGGTTATAGATTGTACTTTCGGTTCCAAGTTGTTCCGCTTCTCGGTAGAACACCATATCACTTTCGGATAGCACACCCTTGTCGGCGAGCAGTTGAAACCTCTCACCGGCGGGTACCTCGATCGATCCAAAGATTTCACCAAAATCAATCTTGACTTCCCCGTCACCCTCATGGATAAATTGTACGCCCAGGGTAAGCGCCTGGTTCGTGCGCCAGTTAGACAGGATCACGTTCAACCAGTCCCACACTTTTGTTTTGTCTAGGGTATACAAGAACGGTTGACGCTGATCCTCGGGATCGGAGAACAACGATCGTGATCCTTCTCCAAGCGTACAAACGAATGGTATGATCGGCAACCCATGTTCAAGTTGCACAAGAGGATCGGTCCCACCCCGTAGCCAGGTGTGTCTATATATCTTGTCCCACATATGGCAAACGGTTAGATTGCTAAATCGACTTCTATTGGCGCCAAGGTCGGGACTTATTGTTTGCTTCCACTTATCCCCGTACCTGGATATCAAATCCTCTACTGTTACCGACTCTTCCCAATAGTACGCCCTTAGCCCGTGCCTACCCCAAACGGGATATCCGCTTGCGGGATCACGTACCTCAACTAGGTAGGGCGTTGACTCGGCGATTTCTTTCATCTCCAAATAATAGGGGTCATCCTTATTGTTGTGAGAGTTCAACATATCCGCGGTCGAGCTTATCTGTATATGTATCTCATCCTGAATAATCATGGACAATACGGCGTCCTCTTCCAGATCGATACCGTTATACTTTGAAGATTGCCACCAGATTGCGTTTGCTATCCGTGTCATCTTCTCTCGATAGTCCGATGACAGTTGGCTATACTCACTCGGCACACTGAAACCGGCGCTGGTTGCGGTCATCAATCTTTTTGCACCTTGCGCCGCTTTTCGTGGTAGTGGGTGGATGCTAATCTTTGCATGGGGTAGTGCCTTCTTTGCTACGTCCTCTTTCCCCCAATTGAGCATATACATATCACGGTACATCTTTGCATTAGCGTCCCTTTGGGCGTACCCCTTCTTGACGCTATCCGCAAATTCAACCGTGTCCGTAAATATTTTGTTGGTCATTACAATCCTCTCCATGCGTCTATCGCCCGTTGTTTCACCGGATCGGGCGTTGTCTGTTTCGGCATCATCTTCTTATAAGCTGTCAGCGCATATCTCAAAGCATCATAGGCGTGATCCAGATTAGAGTCGGTGTTTACGTCCTCCGGATTGTTATCATCCCTCGGAATCGACGACAATGTTTCTATTAGATTTCTACAAGTCGATACCACCTGTAGCCCTGGCAATCCGTCTTGCAAATCCGCTAACGCATCATTTACTCGGCGCTTACCAGGTACCCTTGCGTTATCAGCTTTGTGAACAATAATACCATTATCCGCATATTCTTGTGCCGCGGTCAATACCTTCCCTCTCATTTCTCGACGTGTCCAAAAACTTTTTGGGTCAACGTAGGTCTTAGATATATTTTCTTCCGCCGCGGTCATATCGCCTATAATTTGTGCTTGTTCTTGCGTCGTTAGGTTGTCCTTGTGTAACTCTCGATATACGATAATCCTACCCGTGATCGGATTTCTTCCCAACCATAGGCATACAAACGGCGCTCCAAAACCCCAGTCTACACCTCGCCACTTAGCCCAATACTCCGGTATTTGTATAGGTCTGATAACATGCCGGTCGTAATCCCACATCGGGAACGCCATCCCCTCAAAGACGTCCCAATCCCCATCACGCCAGGCACGCCCTAACTCACCAGGGATCGATATTAGATAGGATATGTAATTCTCTTTTAGGAACGGGTTATCCCTATGAGTAGCCGGTATGAAGAAGGTCTTACCCCCAAGAAACTTGTGCATACCGTTGACCCCCGTCCTATACGGTACGACAAAATTCTTCTTGACCCACAGGTGTCCTATGCCGCCAGGGTTCGTACTTGCGTATATCCTATCTCTCCACCCTGGCTTAGTGGTTCGGATCGAGCCTCTCAGTCGGATTATCTTATCTTCCGATAGCTGAGTCAATTCCTCCACCACGGCGCCATCGTACTCAATACCAAGATACTTGTCTATATCCGCCTCGGTACGATAACCGCCGATCAATATTCTCGATCCGTTTGGGAAACTTACCCTACCCTCTGACCTCACGTAAGTGTGCTTAACGTTAGCAAAGACCTTATATAAAAGGTCATCCATACTCTCACTTGCTGACTTTTGCAACTTACGCAAGAACAATAGTTTTAGTCCTGGCGTGCGCTGACAGTCATCTATCCCCGCTTGCGCTAGTGCGCTATGCGACTTGCCAGGACCTCTCGCCCCCCCTGTTAAGATCCAATATGGTCCGTCTGGCTTATCCGCCATCCGTGCCTGAACATGAAACGGAAGTGACCAAGGTAATGCAAGATACCCGCCAGCATAAAACAAGGATAGCTGATCCTGTTTCATACCGGCGTCTTTGGCATCTATGATGTATTTATCAAGCGTCGTCGCTGTCGCTTCCATAGGCTTGCTCAAGCAATTCATTAAACCTGGTCACATTCAGGTCGGCACTAACCTGGCGCTTCTCCGGTGCGTATAGCCCTACTATCCTTGATATCTCTTTTGCCGCCCGCAACCGAAACTCTTTACTTGGGCTGGACAACAATTCCTTGAACACCAACACCGCCAGGTGTGATATCGCCTCAGCCTCAGCCATTGCCAACTCTAGCGGCGCTAGGTCTAGCTCTTTCGCTAGTGCCATTAGTCGATCACGCTCATCCCTCGGTTTTGCCGCCCACCATTGGCGTGACATACCAATAGCACTACACGCCTCGCCAATGACAAAGTTATTGTTCTTGAGGGCGATCACCAAAGAATAATCGTTAGGACTTTCTTGCTTGAGTTTCTCTAGGATTTCTTCCGTCTTAGTCTTGACCATCCTTTAACCTCAACCATCCTTCTACCAACAATCTATTCCAGCCCATCAACTCTTTCGCTTGGGCTACACAATACTCAGGCAACTCTATCGTTAGCCTGTAATTTCCATTTGTCAACGATTGAACTTTGTATATCTCTCCAAGGAATTCAACCATTCTTATTTCTGGTTCTTTTGCCGGTTCTCTCATCTCTCAACATCTTCCGCCGAATCATCCACGTCTTGAACTTCATAACCTTTCGGTCGTAGGTATACTTTTTTCCCAATTTTCCTTTGGTCAAACAATTCTTTCCAGTTTCCAAGGCGCAACCTGTAGTCTAATTGATTGATCGATATGCCTACTAAATCCGCTAATTGCTGTCGAGTAAACCACCCGTCCTCCATGGACGGGACAACTTCCCTTCCGCCGACAACATCTAGCACATACTCTCTAAACTTCTTTGCTCTTTCCCTTGCTCTTTCCTCTCGATCGTCTACCTCGCTTATTCGCATAGAATTTTTCCTTTGTCCTCAGGTCAACCGTTTTAGCCTTGAAGATCGGATCACTCATTTTGTTGTCTATGATTTCTAGCACAACCCAACCATACGCACTCTTATACGGCGACCTCGCTACCTGTCTTGCAAAGAACGTGACACCGCTCATCGGAGGCGTCACGATCATTCTTGTTTCTACCGGTTGCCCATCCCGCCACCAGGTTACTACCTCACTCACCCTCTCATGCACATGACCCCTCAAGATCACGTCAGGCGGGATATCCCCATCCTTTAGGTGTTCCTCAATAATGTCTCTCGCATAGTGCCTTGCCACGTTCCCCTTTGTCCAACTCCGTATCCCCGCACTCGGACCATGGTGAGAAAAATCTATTTCCTTGTCATTCTCACTCTTATCCATCTCGATCGTGAGTAGCCCATGCTTCACTACCCCTATATCTATATCAGGAAACATTAGTTCTAATATCTCTCCGATCATATATGCAGTAGTCCCCTCGCCCATCTCATGACTACCCGTCCCCGTGGATACCCTCACCATCTCTACGTTAGGTATCCTTAGCATCGGTATGAAATTCCCAACCGCTATCCGCACTTGGTTATACATGCTGGTCGTCATTACCTCATCCGGATACTTTGTCCCGTGCGTAGGATCACCCGTCTGTAATACGATCACCGCATCATCACCCGCATACTCTTTCAACCACCTAACGTTTTCCGTGTGGATCTCCCATAGCGTTTCTTGCACAGGTGTCAACCTCGGCGTATATTCTCTTATCTGACCATCCGCACCCTCTTCTTTCAACACTATGTCAGGCGGGCATAACCCCCACTTATGTCCAGCATGGCTGTCCGTATATATCGCTACTATTACTCTCATAGACTTTTTTTAAGGTACGACGATCGTTATACTTCCCGTCGCCAAGCCCCATAGTAAAGCCATTATCAATCCAACGATACTACCCCATATAACTTTACTCCACCTGATTAGTGTCTCTACCTCGGCGGTTATCTTCTTTTGCCTCTCTTGCTCGGCTCTTTGTTCTTTCAACTCCGCACGTAACTCGATTATGTCCTTCTCATTCGCAGTGGTCTTTGCGGATATCGCCGCCCTCTCCAGTGTGCTATTCAGTTGGTTTTCGTTATAGCACTTTTGGAATTCACTTTGCCATATCTCCATCTTGTTCACCTTGCCTAAGATCGTATCCGTTCTCTCAAGCAGGATTGCCATTTGCTTCCCGTTGTTAGTTTCGTTGTCTGGCATCTTACCTCCATAAGTGACATAGACAGGGTTTGTAATGCAAACACAAACACCGATCAAGTGTGGGTAGCGGTGTCTCTGTTGGCTCAGGTGTGAACGTTAGGGTCGGTTTCTCAGGTGTAGAGGTATTTTCCATTTTTGTGGGTAGGTCTGTTTGCGTAGGGGTAGCCTTAGTTGGGGTCCCCGTAGAGCTTGGAGACGTAGGGGTGACGGTGGGGGTAGTGGGGGGGGTGTGTGTGTGATGTGGTGTTGATGTTGGTGTTGGTGTTGGTGTTGGTGTTGGATGCTCCGATATCAGGACCGCAACCCACGCCAGCAAGACGACGAGAAGAAGAACCAACAACCACCAAACCACCCGAACGATCGCCCGCTTACTCATCGCTGGATACCCGCAACCCTTGACCGCCGGTCGAAATTGGCTTGACTATGCCATAGATACCCACCGCGACCAATCCGTAACCCAAACCACCAAACAGGATACCAGCGACAATATCAATTGGCGCCGGTAGATAAGGAAGTAGCCTTGCAAGAGAGTACAGGACAAACGCCACCCCGAACGCCAAGTAGACCACCCGCCAACCGTCAAGCTTATATCGCAACTTGACTAGTTGAACCAATCCGTAAACCATCAAGCTAAGCTGGAATCCCTCGACGACCAAATCATAATCAACCATGATGAAACACTCCGATCTTTGGCGCTGGATACACTGGACAGGACCACCCCGCCCCAATTCAGCCCTAATTTTGAGCTTACTATATCATGTTAGACCACCATCGACAACCCGAACCCCCATATACACAACCCGAACC